GGTTTTCATTATTCTTGTTTTAATAAATCTTCAATATCCTTAATATATTCAAGAACCAAATCTGTAGGATATACAACAGCATATGATTCTGGTTTTTCTTTATAGTAATTTATGGTTTCATCCATAGCATTATCTAATAAGGGATATAAATTATTAATTCTAGCTTCAATTTCTTTAAAAGCTTGAATACGCTTTTCTTGGAATTGAGCACGTCCAGGATCAGCTTCTTTTAATTTTAATTTATACCTATACTTCATAATTATAAATATTATGGTTTTCCCCAGAGGTATTTAGTTTCTATACCCTTAGCATTTTTAGCTAATTTAACTGGGTCTACTAATTTATATCCAAAATTTTTGGTATAATAGTTATCTTTTACTCCATTTTCGCTTGCTTTAGGACCAGGTCCTAAAGTTGCTCCAGGGGTATCTTCATTAACAGGTTTAAAACCTAATTTATAGTAATAATTTTTAGGTTTTTTCCCAAATGCATTTGGAGTAGCATATTGTGCTCCGGTACCTACATTAGATGAAAATGAAGCACTACCACCAGTAGTAGTAGTTTCTTTTACGTTTTTAACTTTAGCGTATTCTTCAGCTTTATTATTACGTAAATAAGTACGAAGTGAATTTCTTAATTGACGAACTTCTTTACCCCAATCCTTAATAAAAGGTTCTGCGTTTGATTGTCTAGAAGCTTTTTCTACAGTTGCAAATAATTGCTGAACTTGTTGGTATAATTTAAGATAATCAGCCGCGTATTCAACGTCCCAAGTAATTGCTCCTGAATTAGGATCAATATCGGTTATTGTAGTTTTAATTCCACCCTGGACTCTAACGTCTCCTACTTTAGCTTCATTTTGGGATTCCATTGGCTGATTTTAATTCTTCGTAAAGTTCAAAGTATTGGAGGATATTTACTATATCATCACTTGATACTTTAGCATTTTTATCTAACTCCTTAATTAAACTAACAACTTCATTAATTTTAATTTGAACAGCTTTATCAGTAACCTTTGAATTTAATTCAGTTAATGCATTTTTAACTTCAGTTACTTTAGAATTATAGAACTCTTTTAATACAGGAGTTGAGTCAACTGAATTGATGTATTGGCGTAAAATTTCTTTTTGGCTAGGATGTAAATCACTGTATTTACCATTAAAGTTTTCCATTAAGATACGATATGTTAACATACGAGTATCTTTATCAAATGATTGGAATTCTTTTAGTACGTCAGCTTCAACTTTTTCTTCTTTAATATTAGAAGTAGAAAGATGCTCTAGAATAGTCATTTTATTATTAACAATAATATTAGTATCTACTAAAGCATCCGTATTTTGAACCTCAGTTAAAGTATAAAAAGCAGCAAATGTTTTGTAGTGAGGTAATTTAGTTTTAAAAAACTCCTCTAAGTTATAATGCTTTCTAATTTCGTTAATAAGATTATACTTTTCTCTTTTTAATACTCCTCTATTTAACTTTTTAGAAGTTTCAAGTAATGTTTGGATCATTACATTAGCCCTACCTTCTGTTAAAGCAGTATTTTTAGATAAAGCTTCATAAAGTTTGTATTCTTTTCCTAACTCAGATTTAATGAAAAATTTTTGAATAATGCCTAATGCAGGAGAGTGTTCCCCATTAAGTGTATCAGAAGTTACTTGACGTACGAGTAACTCAAAAAGAATACCAGTATTTTTATACTTTGAATGTTTAATGTTCATTCCGCCTAGGATTTATTATAAATATATGAGGATATATTATTCTTTAATTCTTGATTCGTCTAATAGTGATTCTTTACGTTTTCCTAAAGATTCTAATAATGCTTGATTTTTAGAAAATGCAATTTTAGCATCTTCTTTTAATCCAGGTTGATCATCACGTTTCATATCTTTTCTACCTAAACGATCACGTCCAAAAGCATTATTTTGGGTATTAATATTAGATGCTTTCTCTTCAGGACGACCTAAAGGACGTTTTTCATCATAACCATCAGGTACATTACCTGGGTCAGTTTCCATTCTTCCTTTACCATATAGTGAAGCTAGATCATGAGGTGTACCATATGAACGTCCTGTAGTAACTGGGTCATTTCCTTCGTTTTCAATTTGAGAAAGACGGAATCTGCGTTTTTGATCTTGTACAATAAGGTCTCTGTACTCTTCATACTCATCTTCACTCATGTGGAAGACATTATCGTAAATCCAGTCAGTTGGGAGTAATTTATTCTCCATAATTTGAGCAGCCAAATCTACTTTTTCTTTCATTAAGGCAATACGCTCTTGATCGTAAATAATTGAAGGAGTAGTTAAACCTAATTCAAAATTAGTCATTTGTTCACCCTCGTACCCTTGAGCATATAAGTGAACTAAAGCAATTTTATATAGTTCTGAGAGTAAAATACGTTGAATGCGATCAATTGTACGACCGAAACGAATATCTTCAGCTGCTAGTGTAGCTTTACCTTGAAGATTTTCATCGTAGCCCATAAATGCTTTAGGTACTTTAAGAGCAGCAAATAATTTTTCTCTTAAGTAAGCTACGTCTTCAATACCTGACCACTCTAAACCACCTAAAGTATCAATTTGGGTTGCTTGGTCATTACCTCTAACTGGGATATAGAAATCTTCAAGTAGGTTTTGCATATTATATTTCAAATTGTACTCACCAGTTTCTTGGTTCATATAAGGAGTACGTTTAAGAGTTGAAATAGTTTTCTGCATGAAGTTTTCTACTTCATTAGGTGGGATAGAACCAACATTAATTTTAAATACACGTTTTTCTGGGGCGCGAACAATTCTATGGATTAACATAGCGTCTTCCATTAACGTATATTGTTTAAATAGTTTACGAGCAGGTTCAAGATATGAACGTCCGTAAGGAAGATAATTCATATCAGAAATTAATCTAAAGTGAGCTATCTCGTAATTATCAAAAGTAATATTATTAGCATTTGTTTGGTTAGGAGTATAATAATATCCAGATGAAATTCCTCCAAAGAAACCTTCAGGATTGTATACAAATACTACTTTAGAAGGATTATCTTTATCAAAATTTTCTTTTCTTTCAATGTGGTATGCTGAATAAGGGATAACGTTAAATACACCAAATTTTTCTGAAATTTCTAGTTTAAGGAAGAAATCACCGTATTTACACATTTGACGAGTCCACGACCATAAATTAAACTCAATATTTAATACGTCGTAGAATAAATTATAAAGAATTTTTTGAATATTTTCATCACTACTTCTAATTTGGAGTACTTCACCTTGTTCATTTTTTAATGAACATTCATCAGCTATAATATCAAGAGCAGAAGCAATAATAGCATCTGTGTCCATTGAATCATAATCTGAATATAATTGGGTTCTTAAGTATTGATAGTTAAGATTAAATTGGGCTCCATATAAAGAAGTTGAATTAGGGTTTTGATAAATGCCTTGGAACCTGTTCATTAAAGCATTAGTAGCAAACTCACCTGTTGTTTGGATCCTGTCTGTATCCATTACTCGAAGTTGGTCGCCCCCTACATTACGGATTACAACATCCGTTGAAAATAATCTTTGTAGTCTTCTAAATAAGCTAGTATCAGCCATAATAGTATGTTATTATTATAAATATATTAGAGTAACCAGCTAATATCCTCTTCATGCCCCCCAAGTTGGTGTTTATAGGGGTTTTGAACTTGGTTAGAGTTATAAACTCCTGACCAGCCTACTCTATTAGTAGAAATTGAACTTAAAGCTGCTTTACTCATATCTAAATGTTGTTGTCTATATTTGTAAGATGTATCTCTCATAAACATAGCAATCCCAAATGACATAACCAAGTCATCGTTGTATCCTTGTTGAGCTTCTGCGCGTCCATTTTTCCAAATGAATACTTTCATTTCTTCTAGTAAACGTTTAGATTGAATTATAACACTTTGGTCTGAAATGTATTCTTGGAGTTTACCAATAATCATAGGTCTAACCTTAGATGTCATACTAAAACCAGGTACCATTTTACTTGTATCCATATATTTGTCAAAATACGAATCAGAAAGTGTAACATCACTCTTAGGTGAATAAAATAGGTTAGTATAGCCCCTTTCAATAATAGTTTGAATAGTAGCCCAACCAATTGAAGCATTTTCTACTACAAGCAATGCTTCATTATATTCAGTAGCTATACCTACTAATAAATGACCATATTCTTTGGTGCCAATTTGACCTTTATATTCAGCTACCTGTGTATTTGTTTCAATATCGATAATATGAAACGCCGAGTAATCTTTACCGTCTCCACGAGCAACATCAGCAACAACAAGGTAGGTTCTTGAATAATCAGCGGGTTCCCAAATCCATAAATTTTGGTCAGCACCACGTTTTTCAAGTGGGTCTTTAATATAGGTTTTTTCATAAAATTCTAAGTATTCATTATAGAATACAACATCACCTGAGGATGCGAAGTCACAATCACATTCTTGTGCTGCTAATCGAGGGTCACCTAGTAATTCATTTTGCCTATCCCTCCACGTTTGGTCACGTTCAGGGTGAACATACCAAGGTAATTTGATTGGTAAAAAATCGCTTTCACCACTTTCTGCTCTAACCCAGGTTTGGTGAAACCAGTTACCTGTACCATAAGGAGTAGATAATACAATAGCGCCACCACCAGTAGCAAGTGTTTGTTGTGCTGAGGCCCAAATCTCACCAATTTGTTCAATGAATGCTGCCTCATCTATTAATAGAAGAGAAACTGCTTCTGATCGACCTGCGTCACTACTCGCTGCTACTGCTTTAATTTGAGATCCATTTGTTAATCGTAGTGATAATCGGTTATTTTCTGCTGTATCAATTTTAAGCCAACTTGGTAAACTTTCGAACATGAATCGAACTTTTGTTACCATGTTTTTAGCTGTTTCTTGTTTTGTAGCGATACAGAGTACGTTTTTGTCTTTATGGAATAACATTAACCATAAAGAGAATCCTGCTGATAGGGTTGAGATACCTAACTGACGGGATTTAAGGATAACTGAATAGGGGTTGTCTCTCCATAAGTGGAGAACTTTTTCTTGGAATGGGAATAAATGGAATGGGATTCTACCGCGTTGTGGGTGTTGAATAAAACAGTACTTTTTCATAAAGTGAGCTGGGTCTTGAGCACACTTTATATATTCTTGTTGAATTATTTGTCTTAAATTCGGTTCACTCATTTTCCTAGTTTCCAGTACATACGGGCTGAGATTACTGGAACTAGATTTTGATCAACACCAACTCCCAAGCCGTATGCTTGTCTTTTTTTATTTCTAAAAACCATTTCTCCTCCTAAGTACTGTAATTGATCTAAATTACCTGTTACTCCAACTCCGAAGTATAATTCTCTTTTATTTAAAATAATAGTTTCTTTAATAGTTTTTCTTGGGTAAGTAAAATTGTAAGCAATTTTTCTACCTAAGATTTGGTTTTGGGATACTGTATCAGTGATTGTTAAATCTAAACTATCTAATACTTGTGTATCCTCGTATGTTCTAATAGCATAATAATCTGCTAGAATGGCTGATGTATCAATTGGTGTTGTAAATGTATCAATATCTACCTTAGTAATGTATTTTATTTTAGGTACATATACAGGGTATTCTTTTTCAATTGTCACATATTCAATAATAGTATCCCTAATGATTTGAGGTTCAGTAGGTGTAGCCTGACCTGAACACTGTCTCATTAGGAGAATCACAACCACCAATACTGCAATAAGCAGTGATTGAATACTATTAAAATATTTTTTCATTAACTAATAGCAGCTACTCTTGCTTCAATATCTACTTTAGCATCTGCCCACTCTTTAGCATAAGCGTCTTTATCTAAGATACGGTTAGCATCATCTACGATACCTTTATCTCTCATATCTTTTAACCAATTTTTGATCATTTTGGTTTTTTCTTGTTGACGGAGTTGGCTTAATTTAGATTTGTCGAACTTACCACCTGAACGGGCTAGTTTACGTAATTCAGCATCTGATGGTCCTTCTTCGTCATCAGCGTAATATTTTTTATCACCACCGATAGAGAAAGTTTTTACTTTTTCGTCTTTCTTTTTAGCAGCAGGAGTAGCTGATTTTGGGCGACCACGTGTTCCTTTTTCTTTTTTCTCTTTAGGTTCAGATGATGCTTTACGACCACGTTGACCTACTTCTCTTTCACCTCTTACTAAATCGATGAATTTATTAAGTTGGTTATCAAATAAATCTCCATCACCTAAAGCAGCTTGAACTTCATCATCAGCTTTAATAGCTTTACGAACGTCTTTTTTTTCAGCTTCTTTATTTTTTTCGATTACTTTTTCAATTGCAGATTTTAAGTCGCCTGCAATTTTGGCCATTTCATCAATTTGTTCTTCTTCTTTAAGAGCATCTTGCATGCGCTCAGCTTCATCAGCAGCACGACCCATTTCATCAGCAAATTCTTGAGCTACCTTTGGGTCTGGGTTTTCAGCTTCTAGTAGTTCGTTTACGATCATTTCACGAATTGAAGCTTTTAATTCTGATTTTTTCATTTTAGAAAGATAATAGGTTTTGTTATAAATATTATAACCCTAGTTGAAATTTCAATTGTTCAATACGTTGTTCGGTAGGTCCTTCAAGAATGCCGTAGTTTTTGATTCTATGTTTTTGTTGGCTTAGAATATGACGAATAATAATGTCAATTTCTTCTCTATAATCAGCATTAGTTTCTCTAATACCATTATCCTCAATTTCTACACCTTCTGGTGAGACATAAAAGATGTAATCGTATTCTCTAATCAAACGAATAGCATATTGGTAAAATGCTTCTTTATCTGTCCAATCTATTGATTTGGAGGCTTGGGCAAAAGCCATTACATCAATAATAGTACGATCTGTAATAATGTTGTCAATTAGTAACTCACTTGCTCTCTCAGCCATAAAAACTGTTTGGCCTAAAAATGTTGAATCAGTATTTAATGGAATACCTATCGCCATTAGTTCCTTAGAACGTTCTGTTCTAGTTGTATAATCCTTAAATTCAGGTAAGTCTTTTAAAGCATTTACAAGTGTAGTTTTACCTACACTCATTGTACCACATAATCCTATTTTCATTGTTGTGAATCTCCTGGGAATACTCTATAACTATCTTCTTCATAATGTTTAGTAGATACCTCAAAAATTGTAGCACCTTGAGTAAGTGCCCTCAATTGGTGTGGTTGTCCAACCTCCAAATCTACGACATCTCCTTGACGAATCACAGTTGATTGAACCTCAGCTTTTTCAGTATCAATCCAACTATATTCAAATTCTCCTTCAGATACATACCAAGATTCTTCTTTAATCAAATGATAGTGCATTGAGAATTTCTTGCCTTTTTCAAATACAAGAAGTTTACCACAATATAGTTCGTGGTTTGCAATCCAAAGCTCGTGTCCCCAAGCTTTTTCGTGAATATCCCCTTTACGAGGAATAGGTTGATATTTGTGTCCCATATTAATTTCTATAATCTGATAATAAGTTTTTCATTGAAGCGTTTTTATACCAAGGTAATCCTTCACGCTCTTGCATAATTTCATTATATGATTCTTCATCATACTGGATACCATGTAGGTAGTATGATTTTCTAAATTCTGATTCTGAATCATAGGGTTCAACTGCTGGGCCATCCCAACGATGGAATTTCCAATGTTCTTCACCTTGCATCCTAATAAGATGCATAATTGCTCCTCTTGAGTTAATTTCTTTATACTCGTATAATTTTTCTCTTGCCATAACTTTTTACCAATTAATAACGTCTCCATTAACGTTATCCCATTCGCAAATATACGAACCATTTTTTACTTTGCAAAATTGTTCTAGAATATTTTCTGCTACATACGTACCTTGAGCACCTGAAACTGTAATACCACGAGCTGATAAAGCATCACCTACAAAGTGAACATTATTATATTTGGTTAAACTTAAATTATTATAGTTTACAAGTGGTTCAGGTGAAAGATATTTTACTTCAGGAATATACATACCCCAATCATCTTGTAGGGTTGGGAATACTTTTTTCATATCCTCGATAAAATCCATAATATAACTAAAATAACCTTCCATTGCTGGTTCTACAACATGAGTAAGTGTATCTAAACTAATTTGAGTAGCAGTTACATTATTACCTTCAGATGTTGTTGATGGTTTACGAGATGGACTATAATATAAACCAGTTCCGTTTGCTTGTACTTTGTTTACAACTTCACGTGACCAAGCAAATGGATCTTCAATACCATTAATTTCCATCAAGATACCAAAGTTAGTCATATCATTTCGGTAACGCATGTCCTTTTTAGCGTGACCATTGTAGCTGTGATCACCATATGTTTCCTCTACAGCAACATAAGCAGCATTATTATTTGTACAGAATGAACGAAGTGAAACACCTTCATCTTCAAACTTACGATACAACTTAAAGTCGTATGAAATATCAATCAATTTTTGGAAGTGTTTCTGTGGTGCTTCAAATCGAACACCAATTTGAACTGATTTAGGTTCGTCTGGTAGTTCATATTGGTTGGCTAATTCTTGAGCAAAGTCGATACCTGATTTACCAACACCAAAAATAAGTGTATCATATTCTAGAACTTTTAATTTACCTAATTTAATAGGAATATGAGAATATTCTAATGTATTTTTTTTAAAATGAATATCTGTAACTTTAGTTTCCCAAATAAAATTAACACCTTTAGACACTAGGTAATCGTACCAATTTTTACCAATCTCATGTAGATAATCTGTACCAACGTGCCATACTGGGAACAAACGTAAACCGAAATAGGGTTTAATGAAATCTGGTTCAGCTTCAGGGTTTGAACATTGAACTTCTTCTGGTTTGGGATGGAAACGTTTGAAATTGTTGATTACCTGATCCATCAACTCCATAGCTTTTTCTTCACCACAATACTTAGACATATGTCCTCCAATTGCAGTATGGTAAGTGAGTTTACCATCACTCCAACCACCAGCACCTAAAAATCCAGTCATTACTTCTGCCGGAAGGCGTTCGTAAGGTGATTTACCCATATCAATAATGGTGATAAGTTCACCAGGATAACCATTGTCTACAAGTTTAGTAGCTGCGTTAACACCTGCTACTCCTGCTCCTACGATTACTAATTTTTCCATTTGTTTCCCTTTATTTTTAATTATTAAATATACAAAAAAAGAGTGGCGTCTCCAAATTTGGTGACGCCACAGCTGTCATAGTGTTTTCTTTCTCTTACGAGCGGACAGGCTATGAAACTATCCTAAATGTTCTTCTACCCAGGGCTCAAATTCAACCCAGATTTTTATCTTCAAATTTCCTTCGCCTTTCCAGACTCGGTGCCATTGATGACGTAATATAAATATTGTGGTTTGGGGTTCCAAGTCTAAAGGTAAATCATCTTCGTATTGAAATTTCCAACCTTCACCACATTCTAAAACCTCAATTGCTCTGTCTTCATCATCACGATGCCACATTAACTCGATTGGGTCAATATCTTGAGAAAATTCTCTAATGATGTATTTGTTGTTGACTTCTATGTCAGTGTATGGCTGCATTAGTAAGTTTTTAGTAAAGTAAATAACTTAGAATAAATAGAACTTAAATCACTTGGACCACTACCCCATTCTGCTTCAACTGTTAAAGTATTACTTATTGTAGTATCAAAAGTTGTATTATTAACATCACTAAAAATTTCAGTTATAACATCACCTGATGAATCTGTTCTAAATTGTATTGTACCTGCTGTTGCAATTTCAGCGGTTCCAGTCCCACCAACTTCTCTAATAGAGAAATCAATATCCATTCTCCATCTTTTATCGCCAGTAATCCCAGGCATAGATATTACTCCAGTGTCTGCTAAAACTACACTGTCAGATTTAATTGTAATTTGAAGTGTTTTATTATTTTCAGCATTTACTACTCCTGAAAAAGTAGCTTGATATGCATCTCCTTTAGTAAAGCCATTAGCGGGAACCGATAGTGTTCCAACTCCTCCTCCAATTAAACTACCTGAAACATGGGTGCTACCTGATATAGGTGATGATGAACCTGTTTGATTAAATAACCCATAATTAAATGGAAAATAACCTGGGAGGGATGAGACTGGAATTTCTATGTTTCTATTATTAGAATCTCCAATCCAAATATAATTTTCAGTTAAACCAGCTGATAATTTCCCAAAAGAACCAGTAGGTGCGGTGAATGATGAACCACTTTCTACCAATAACATACCACCAACTGATACTTCTAAGTTACCATTTACATTTGAAATAAGAGCAGATGGGTCTCCTGGTGTATCTGATTCAATTGAAATAGAACCCGATTGTAGATACAATTCTGAAAATGGTTTATCTATACTACCTAATGTAGCACCTCGTGGGGTTAAAGGTACAATGTCTCCTGATACTGTAATACCTGAAGAAGTAACAGGTAAATTGGCATTTAAAATGTCTTGTGCGGTTGCTTGAGTAGTAACTCCCCCTTGAACAAAAGGTAAAAGTTCAGTTCCATCTAAGGTTGTTGCTACTGGTAATCCTGAAATGGGTAAATTTGGCATTATGTTGTAATTATAATTTTATCTCCTGTTTCTTGTAACAAGTCAAATAAATCTTCTTGTAGTAAAAATCCTTCTTCTACTGGTGGGGTGGGTGTAGTTCTATGAGGGCCTTTATTTTGATAAATAATCCAACTTTGGCGAGCTTGATTTAACTCGTAAATATATTGATTATAATATTTCACCTGCTCGTTGAGAGGTAAAAGACGTATCTCATTTAATTGTTGGAATTGGGGCCAAGAAAGTTCCTCAAATATATTCATCACCAAAAACCGCTAAAGTTAGACTTAAGGCCTAACAATTTAGCATATCTTGGTAAACGACAACTCCAGTATGAAGCTTTAGTTTTGTCCTTTTTATTAGCACAATCATGACGCTTAGCAAACGCTTGTCTTGCCTTTGGATTATTGATTTTAGCCTTTAAACCGCCTGAGCCAAAACGTACTGTTTTAATTTTCTTGGTTTTAGGATCTTTAACATATACCTTATAAGCTTTACCTCCTGAAGAGTCGCGCATGGGTTTACCAATTTTCTTTTTAGCTTCTTCGTATATAGTTTGAATTTGATCTTCGGTTAGATGTCCTCTATATCCTTTAACTACGTTTCTAGGATTTGACATATCAAGAGCTGTGTTAAGGAAGCCTAATCTTTTATCGATTACTTGCTTCATTAATTCTAATGTTTCTTTGTCAAACTCGTCTTCAACTGCGGCTAAAAATTCCTCAGTTTCAAGTTCATTAAGTTCAATAGGAAAATCTAAAGGTACTTTAACACCTTCTATAATTGCGAAATGACCAAGATCTGTTTCAGTTAATACTTCTAAATCATCACCTTGCACCTCTAATATACCACGTGTGTATAAAGCGCGGGCTTCAGCCCATAAGTTGAAGTACTTTTCAGAACCCGCGCGGTACACGTGCTCCGTAAGAGGTCTGTTGTTATCCAAATGAAATTTTAAACCTTCAGACAATATCTCCTTTGGTGCTAAATTTTCATTTAGTACCACTGGCTTAGAGCCACTACAAGTTCCACATCCACAGCTACACATATATTATAAATATCATTTAACTTGTTTAACTTCCAAACCTATTTTGTCACTATCGTGACCAGGACTGTTTTTAGATTTTAAAGCTACTCTAAATATACCAGGTGGAATTTCAATATATCCTTCTTCAAGTGAAGATGGATTTAATTTATACTTAACATAAATTACACCAACGTATTTATTAAATGCTTCACTAAAATTAAATTTAGTATTTAACTCTTTAATTATAGCTTTTTCTAAAGCAATTCTTGCCCTTCTTCCTTCGTAATCTAATTTAGGGAATTCAGGATGATTATCGTAGAACTCTTGTAATTGAGACTGTAATTCAGATGAACCAAATTCTTCTACTAATCTTAAAGCACCTTCAGTTACTGAACTGGATGAAATGATGTCAACTACACGTTGGAGATCGTCTGAGAGTTTATCTCCGTGTAGGTTAGCTAATTTTTCTAGGTCAGGTAATTTAACTGTGTTACCTGCTCCTTTAGATGTTTTAGCACTAATTTCTACATCTTTACCATCAATTGTTAAAATATAATCAATTAATGGGTAATTACCTGCTTTAGGGAAGAATACTTCTGTAGCTCCCTTGTCCTCACCATATACTAAGGCACCTAAAGGTTCGCCTAAATTTTTAAGTAATTCGTTGTAAAATCTATTATTAGAGAATACTTGGTCGATTACTTCTTGTGATGGTTTATCTTTATTAGTTACTAAATAAAGAAGAACAGCGCGTTCACCGTCATCTAATTTTTTGTTATTTTTGATACCATTAGACATTTCGCTTCTAAGGGTATCTAAACCAATTTTTTTATCTAGAGTAACACCTAATTGTTGTGGTTTTAATTCGTAATATTCACCACTAGTTCTATCAGGTTTAAATGTAATAGTTACATTTCCTTTTTTAAAATTACCTTGTCTGCCGTGTCTTCTTTCTCCGTATTTACCTGTATCTTCTAATTTATCTACTAGAATAGCACGTGCATCATCGTAAATAACAATATTATTAGCCGATGCAGGTTGGATTTGGTCTTGGGAAATACCTAATAAACTAATAAGATCTTGAGAAATAGCTTTAGCTTCATCGCTTAAAGCTTCGTATGGTAATTTTTTCAATTCGGTTAAATCTACATCAACCCCTAAATCTACTAATAAATTTTCAAGTAACAAAATATCCTGATCATTTTTCATATCAGGATATCCTTTTGGAAACTTCCAAGCAAATTTTTTAAAAAATAAATCAAAAACGTCCATTATGCTTCTTCTGTTTCAGTTTCTTCAGCTGATACTTCTACTTCTTCTCCACCAGTGGCTGCACCACCACCTTCTCTACCTGGGAATTCACCTCCACTACCTGTAGAGAATTCAGCTGGTTCTTGTGGTCCCATAATATTAGGTGAACCATATCTTAACATACGAGCAATAGCTTGAGTAGCGTTTTCTTCTTCATTTAAGTTAAGAAGGTAGTATCTTTTACCTTCAACTTCAGCTACCCAACTTCTTTGATTAAATACCAAATAAAAGTTTTCACCGTTTTTAAGGTTGATACGGAATGTAGTTGGTTTTGGAGCTACCCAGTCAATCGAAGCTAAGAATACGTCAAATTGTGGACCGAGTAGGTCTACAATTACATCTTTTAGTTCTGGGAATTTGGTGAGCTCGTCATATTTTTCTGCAGTAATATCAACGAGCTTCTTTTCACCATAAACCGTTTTAACTAAAAGTTTAATCTTTTCTCTTAGTTCTGATTTGGTCATTATTTAGCTTTTAATTGTTTAGCTAATTTTTCGGCTATACTTGGTTCTTCAACACCTACATTATCTAAAGCACCTGACATATCAATAACATCTACCGTAGCATCGATTTCTGGTTCTTTTGTTTCGAAATCAAGGTAGTGTTTAGCGGATTCAATAGCTTCTCTAGCATTAATAATTTTGGCTTGCCACCAATGTGGGAAGTCAACTTCACCCATACCTTCAAATTCGTCTACCATTTGGTAAAGTTCCATTGCATACTTTCCAATGCGATATAAGTCGCCTTTAAGCATATGTGGTTCGTTGTCTTGATGGCCTAGATCTAGATCTTCGTCTATATCCATTTTATCAGCGATGTAATTTTCATAATCTTCAATGAAATCATCTACTGAGTAATCAGCATAAGTATCAGCACCATTTAAACGAATATCATTTGCTAAAGAAGATTTGTAAGCACTTACCATTTCTTTGGGTTCGTCTTGAAGCTTAAAGAATGCTTGAGACATTACCTTTTTTAAATCAGAGCTTTCTTCTTTTAACTCAATTCCTCTACCTTTTAAGATATCGGCTTTGGTCACTTTACCATCACCTGTTAAGTCAGGAAATTCTTTTTTTTCTGGGATTGGTTGGCTTAAGGCAGCTTTAACCATTTCTCTAAGTTTGTTTTGTTCCATGTCTTGTTCAGCTAATTTTTTGGCTAGATTGGTTGCACGACCATACATTACTTTCTCAGCGTCAGCACCATACTTTTTAACTAAGTTGCGCTTGTTTTTCTTCATACTCATGATGATATCCTCACGCTTAGAGAGTTCAGCTTTTGAAAGTTTTTTTTCGTTGAGCATTTTATTTTTTATTTCATTAAATCCAAAACATCGTTACCTGTTTCTTCTTCGTAATGCTTTACTATATCCATATAGTCGACCTGCTCTCCAGTCTCATTACTAAAAAAACGAGGTCCATCCATGTAAAAATCAACCGTATAATATTTAGAATACCATTCTTTGGGTAGTGGATCTAAAGCTTTGGATGAGTCTAACTCATGTAATTTACCTTCAGCTAAATATTTTTTTAAGTCGAAGTTGTCCATTTTAGTTTATTTTTTGTCTTCAGCAATAGATGCTTTACGATATTCTGTTACGAGTTTTTTCATATCGCCTAAAGCTTTACGAGCACGTCCGTGTGCTGCTTTAGATGATTTAGCGTGTTCTGTTGAAAACTCAGCCCACAATTCGGCCATTTGCTTATAAATTTCGTTTGATTCCATGTTATATAAATTTTATTTTAAACCTGCTAATTTTTTCATTCTTGATACTTCTTCAAGCTCTAACTGTGCTTCTTTATCTAAGTTAGCTGCCTCATCTCCTTCTTCAATACCTGCTGGGTTTGGAGCATCACCTGCTACTACGAAGTCACGAGTAAAGAAAGTAATTGTATTACCAACTTGAGTGATGAATTTTTGGTCACCAAACTCTTCAGCTTGTGCTCTTAAAGTTTCGAGTGAATCAAGAATTTTTCTTGTTTCGCCTGGGAGAGAAGATAATGAAACGATTTTTTTATCGATTACAATTGAATCATTTGCAGACTCAACTTCTTCGTCGTCAGCAGATAAGTCAGTATCAGCAGCGTCGATTTCTTCACCAGCGTCTACATCAACGTCTTCTTCGTCTTTAACTTTAACTTTAACTTTAACGTCTTCTTCTTCAGCTTCAGTTACTTCTTCGCCTTCGGCCATATATGGAT